TACTAAACCAAAAAAAATTATTACACCTGCTGAAGAATTTACAGGTGAACAATTTGTAAAATCTAATTTAGGTATTTTTGGTGAAGATGGGCCTTGGACAAATGTATTTAGAACTACTAAATCATCATCTAAAACTGCAAGAACTATGATTGCAGATATATTAGATACGCCTTTATTAAAACTTAAAAATACAAAAGAATATGGATTTCAAGCAACTAATCCTTCAATTGAAGTAGAACTTAAAATGAGAGAAGTTGGATCTATTGAAGCTATGCAAGAAATTAAAAATCAATATTTAAAATATATTGCAAGAACACAAAAATCATTTCCTAAAACAGAAATAGGAGTAAACTTACATAACAGATTTAATAACAATATGTCATTAGCTGAGTTTAGTAGAGAAGTTACTAAATCTAGATTAAGTGGTATGCAACATGAAATTGCTGAAGTAGCTGAAGCAGCAAGAATATCTCAAAATAAAGTTTATGGGCCAATTGGTAAAGAAATGCAAGAAATGGGTATTCGTAAATTACCTATTGAAAGAGAATTAAATTTTTGGAAAGCAACTTTAGACACAATGCAAAAGAAAGGTGAAACAACTAAATCTTTTACATCTAAAGTAGATGGTCAAACTTCTCAATTTTCTGCAACTGAAATTGCAAATAAAATTAAAAAATTAGAAGAAAGATTAAAATCAGCTGATGGTTTAATTAAAGATTATATAAATATTATTTATAATAAAAATGCTATTGATAAAAACAAAAGTAAATTTAAAGATATTATAAGAAAAGATTTAATTACTCGTGGTAAATATATTAATGAAAAAAAATTAAATACTTTAGTAGATGATTTAGCTTCTCATTTTCCTTTTGTTAGATTTGAAAAAACTAAATATACAGATAACATTGATGATTTAATTTATGAAAGATATGCTTTTAATAGACCTAGATATGCTAGAGCTACTAGAGCTAGAGAATTAAATTTATTACCACAAACTCAAAAAGAATTATTAGATAATGATTTTATTGTTGGTGATATATTTTCTTTAATGAAAACATATTATAGACAAGTTACACCAGATATTTTGTTTACTAAAAAATACGGTGATCCAAATGGATTAGGTTATAAATATATTGATGAAGCTCAATCAATGACTTTTCCAGGATTATATCAAGTTGCACAAGAATATAATAAAAAACTTAATAATGTTAAAGTTGTTGCACCTAAGAATCTTACTGGTAAAGCTAAATATAATTGGGAACAAAAAGCATTAAAAGAGAAAAAAGCTAAAATAGTTAAAGAACGTAATCAAGTATTAGAAGACTTAGAAGCATCAATTGAATTAGTTAGAGGTACTTATGGATTACCTGCTGATCCTCATCATTGGACATCTCGAGCTATGAGAACTATGAAAAACTATAATGCTCTTACTATGCTTACAGGATTTTTTGCAGCAGCTGCTGATGTACCAAGAATTGTTATGACTTCTGGTATTCAAAGAGGTTTTAAAACTCAATTTGAAATGTGGGCAGATATGCTATCAAATAAAAATTTCGGAATCTTCAAAGCAGGTAAAAAAGAAGCTCAATCATTTGCAGAAGCTGTTGATATGGTTACTGGTCAAAGAGCTATGTTATTTTCTGATATTGGAGATATGTTTGGAATGACTAATAAAATTGAAGGTATGATGAGTAAAGCAGCTAACTTTAATTTTATGTATGTAAACTTAATGTCAAGATGGACAGAGTTTATGAAAAGTGCTGCATCAGTTACTATTGGATCTAGAATAATAGAAGATTCTATTAAATGGTCTAAAGGAACTTTAGCAGATAAATTTAAAACTAAATTAGCAGCTTCAGGGATTGATGAAGAAATTGCTAAAAGAATAGCAAAAGAAGCTAACATTCATTCTGAAAAAACTTTATATAATTATATGGCTAATACAGCTGAATGGACAGATGATATTGCTAAACAAAGATTTGGTGCAGCTCTTAATAAAGATATTAATATTACAATTGTAACTCCAGGCAAAGGTGATACTCCATTATTTATGAATGAAGAACTTTGGAGTACTATCGTTCAGTTTAAAAAATTTGCTATGGCATCAACACAAAGAATGTTGTTAAGAGGTATGCAAGAAAAAGATATGGATTTTTTATTTGGATCAATATTATTAATGGGATCTGGTATGTTAATAGATTCTGTTTATAATGAATTTAGATTTGGTAAAGATTATTCTAAATTATCATTAACTCAAAAATTATTAAATGCTTTTGATAGATCTGGTTTAGGTGGAATATTTGTAGATGTTAATAGATCTATTGAAGCTCTTACAGATAATAGAATTGGTATAGCTCCAATGTTAGGTGAAGGTAAACCTTATGGATCTTCTATGAAATCTAAAGTTGGATTATTAGGCCCATCAGCAGGACAAATTTATAATGTGTTTGATATTATGTATGATGTAGGTGCAAACAAATATAATCACTACACAGCACGTAATGTGCGTAGATTAATACCATTCCAAAATGTATGGTATTTGGATTGGTTATTTGACGACATTGAAAAAGGACTTCGCTAATGGCAATTACTATATCTGATACAGAACCACGAGTTCAATATACTGCAACAGCTGGACAGACTAGCTTTACTGTTCCATTTGAATTTTTTGCTAATGCAGATTTAAAAGTATTTAATGGTACAACACAATTAACTTTTGCTGCATCACCAGCAGATCAAACAGAATATTCAGTATCTGGTGCAGGACAAACTGGTGGTGGATCTATTACATTAGGTGCGCCTGGAGCCACTCTAAATGATGTTGTTACAATTTATAGAGATTTAGCTATTGAAAGAACAACAGATTTTCCAACATCTGGAGCTTTTCAAATCAACTCACTTAATACTGAATTAGATAAAATTATTGCTATGGCTCAGCAATTAGAAAGAGATTTAAAATTCTCTCCAAGAGCTGCTGCTACTACAGCAAATACATTTGATATTACATTTCCAAACTTATCTGCTAACAAAGTGTTATCTGTTAATAGTGCAGGTACAGGATTAGAGTTTGCTCAAGACATAACTGATATTACTACAATTGCAGGAATAGCTAGTGATGTAACTGCTGTTAGTGCAATAGCTGCTGATGTTACAGCAGTTGCAAATGATGCAAGTGATATTGGTGTTGTGGCTACAAATATTGCTTCAATCAATACGGTAGCAACAAATATTGCTGATGTAATAACAGTGGCTAACGATCTTAATGAAGCTATATCAGAAGTAGAAACTGTAGCTGATGATTTAAATGAAGCTGTATCTGAGATTGATACAGTATCAAATAATATTACAGATGTTCAAACAGTTGGTAATACAACAAACATAAATAATATAACTTTAGTTGCAGGTCAAATATCTCCAACAAATAACATTGCTACAATTGCTGGATTAAGTACTGAGATTGGACAAGTAGCAGCAATTGATTCTGATGTAACTGCTGTTGCAAATATAAATTCTCAAGTAACTACAGTTGCTGGATTAAATACAGAAATTGCAGGTGTATATGCAATATCTGGACAAATAACTTCTGTAAACTCAAACTCATCAAATATTAATACAGTTGCTACAGATTTATTAGGATCTAATACAATTGGTACTGTAGCAACAGATTTAGCTGGATCAGATAATATTGGAACAGTTGCAACTAACATTGCATCTATAACTGATGTTTCTAATAATATTGGTTCTGTAAATGACTTTGCTGCTAGATATAGAATATCAGCTACAGCTCCAACTACATCTTTAGACATTGGAGATTTATATTTTGATACAACTGCTGATGAATTAAAAGTTTACAAATCATCTGGATGGAGTGCAGCAGGTTCTACAGTAAATGGTACTTCTGCTAGATTTACATACACAATATCTGGTACACCTACTTCTGTATCTGGTGTGGATGATAATGGTTCAACACTTGCTTTTGATGCAGGGTTCGCGGATGTCTATGTTAATGGAGTTCGTATGTCTTCAGCAGATATTACAATTACTTCTGGTACTGAAGTTGTATTTGCTTCAGCTTTAGCTAATGCTGATATAGTAGACATTGTTGCTTATGGTACATTTAATGTAGCAGCTATTGATGCTTCTAATATTTCTTCTGGAACTTTAAACTCTGATAGATTACCAACCATTCCAACTACAAAAGGTGGAACAGGATTAACTTCTTTAGGAAGTGCTGGTCAAGCAATCGTAGTTAATTCTGGTGGAACAGCTTTAGAATTTGGAGATGTTGCTCTTTCATTAAGCTATACTAAAAATACAGCTACAGGAGATGGTTCGACTACTACTTTAACAATAGATAGTGGTAGAGCTGTTGATGACATACTTGTTTATGTTAATGGATTTTTATTAACACCAACTGATGACTATACAATTAGTGGTACAACTTTAACTTTTGCTACAGCTCCTGCAAATAATGCAGAAATTGTAGTTAGATATTTACCTTTAAATGGTAGTGCTGTTTATACAAATGATACAGCTACTGGTGATGGTTCAACAGCAACTTTAACTATTGATTCTGGTAGAACTGTAGAAGATATTATTGTAACAGTTAATGGGGTAACTTTAGTACCTGCAACTGATTACTCTATATCTGGAACAACTTTAACATTTACAACTGCACCTG